GTCGCGAATACGCGCTGTGCATCACCAAGCTTGAGGAAGCGATGTTCTGGCTGCAGCGCGGCAAGGCTGCGCAGCATGCTGCGCGTCCGCAGGCAACCGATGGCTAATGTGATCGCGCTCTACGCAATTGCGGGAGGCGCGGCGATCGTCTGCTACTTCATCTGGACGAGGATGCCGCTGTGATCGACATCGAGCTGCCGTACAACAAGTGGACGCCGCGGCCGCATCAGATGGCGCTGTGGAATTATCTGCGTGACGGCGGCAAGCGTGCGATCGCAGTCTGGCATCGCCGCGCAGGCAAGGATGATGTGCTGCTGCATCACACCATGATCGCGCTGACCGAGCGCGTCGGAAATTACTGGCACTGCCTCCCCGAATATGCACAGGCCCGCAAGGCAATATGGACAGCGATCAATGCGCACACCGGACGACGACGTATCGATGAAGCCTTCCCAGAAAAGTTCAGAGCTAACACTAACGACAGCGAGATGTTCATCCGTTTCAAGAACGGATCAACATGGCAATGTATTGGCTCCGACACCTATAACACTACGGTCGGAGCCAGCGTCGCTGGCATCGTCTACTCCGAATATGCGTTGGCGAACCCAAGCGCATGGGCCTACCACCGCCCGATGGTCGAGGAGAACGCCGGTTGGGCGACGTTCGTTTCTACTCCCAGAGGACGCAATCATGCGTTCGCCCTTTTTAATCATGCCCAGCAAAGCCCCGAGTGGTTCAGCGAGCGGCTCACAGCCAAGGATACCGGCGAGGTCTCCGACCAAGCTCTTGCCGAAACCTTGAGGGAATACTCTGCGCTCTATGGCGAGGACATGGGCAATGCCCAGTTCCGGCAGGAGTACTACTGTGATTGGAACGCCAGCATTCTGGGTGCCTACTTCGCCATGGAGATGGCAGCCGTTCGCGCCGAGGGACGGGTGCTTGACGTCGCCGCAATACCCGGCGAGCCAGTGCACCGGGCTTGGGATCTTGGGGTGCGAGAGGACACCGCAATATGGTTCTGGCAGGTGCAAGGCGCACAGCTCGTTGTGCTCGACCACTACGCGGCGAGCGGCGCAGGCGTCGAGCACTACGCCGAGGTGATCGAGAAGAAGGAGCGCGAGTACGGCTGGACGCGCGGCACCGACTTCGTGCCACACGACGCCAAGATCAAGGAGTGGGGATCGGGCAAGACCCGTGTCGAGACGATGACGCGGCTTGGGCTCAATCCCATGCTCGTTCCCATGGCGACGTTCGCCGACGGCATCAACGCATGCAGGCGCACGTTTCCGTACTGTGTCTTCCACCCGCGCTGCGAGGCTGGCGGCCTCGACGCGCTCGAACAGTACAGAAGGGAATGGGACGATGAGAAGAAGGCGTTCCGCGCCACCGATGTGCATGACTGGACCTCGCACCCGGCCGCGGCGTTCCGCTATCTGTCGCTGTCGTGGCGCGGCGTGCATCGCCGCGTGACGCCGGAGCCGAAGCAGGAAGGCTGGCGCATCCCGCCGCCGCCGGTCGATCGCGCAGGAGGGCTAAGGCTGTGACCCCCTCCAAGCTGCCGATGATCCCGAGCCGGGCGCTGGTGCACGTTGTGGAGACCGACGTGGTACTGGCGCTCGACCCCTTGACGGAGTGGCTGAAGACGCGCCCGCTGGAGATCCCCCGCGTGCTGCCGGTGATTGTCAAGTCGACCGGCGAGTTCATGCGGCTGATGCAGAAGTATCCCGAGGCCGCCCGCGAGCTGCGCATTCTTGCACGCGAGGTCGGCAAGCACCGGATGGGGTTCTACGATGGCCGATCGTGACACAATTGCGCAGGCGATGATGGAGCTGATGCGGCGCGAGGAGCTGCACCGGCAGATCGAAGCCGCGACGCTGGCCGACCAAGAGCATCAGCGCAGTCTTGGCGCAGCCGGGAGACCGGACCCCAACGCGATGCCATTTGTGAAGCCTGACGGTTTTGGCTTCCCGGCACAGATCTATCAGGACTACCGCACCAGCGGGCTGCCTAAGCAGTACGCGATAGAAGACACGCGAAACGATATGCAGGTGGCTCCGCACACAATGGGCTGGGGCGACATTCCCGAGGAAGCGCCCGGCTCTTGAGGTGACCTATGGCTGACGACGCCGACAAGCCGATCGAGAAAGACCTGCGGCACGATGATTATGAGTTCAATCCGGCGGTCGAGCCGAAGAGCGCGAAGGCGTGGATCAACCTGCTGGAGGAGAGTGAGGGCGTATTTTCGGGCTGGAACGACCATTGCGACCGCATCGACAAGCTGTATGCCAGCCTTGAGCGGCTATCGAGCATGTCGCGCGACAAAGAGTTCGCGATGTTCTGGGCCAATTGCGAGGTGGTGAAGCCGTCGATCTACGCGAAGCGGCCCGAGCCTGTCGTCGTCCCGAAGTTCAAGGACCAGCGCCCGGTGCCGCTGGCGGCCTCCGAGCTGGCGGAGCGGTGCGCCAATGTCGCGTTCGATCTGGCGCGCATCAACGACCTGATGCTGCTGGTGCGAGACGACGTTGCGCTGAACAGCCGCGGCGTTGCGTGGTGCCGGTACGAGAGCGGCAAGGGCGACAAGCGGTACAGCAGCGAGAAGATCTGCATTGACTTTAAGGACCGCCGGGACTTCCTGCACAGCATCAGCCGCAACTGGCCGGAGGTGACGTGGGTCGCCGCGGCGAGCTACTTGACGCGCGGCGAGGCGCGCAAGCGTTTCCACAAGCACTCCGGCGATGAATACCAGCGCGCCGAGTACACGGTGAACCGCGAGGCCAAGGACGTCGGCGGCGCAGACAACCGGCAGCGCGCCAAGTTCTGGGAGATCTGGGACCGGCCGTCGCGGCGCGTCGTCTGGGTGGCGAAGGGCTGCGAGAACATTCTGGACGAGGACGACCCGCACCTCGACCTGACGCATTTTTTCCCGTGTCCGAAGCCTGCCTACGGCACGGTGCAGCGCGGTTCGCTGGTGCCGGTGCCGGACGTGATGCAGTACCGCGACCAGCTCGACGAGATCAACCTGCTGACCGGGCGCATTCACGCGCTGAGCTATTCGCTGGAGGCGAAGGGCTTCTACCCGGCTGGCGGTGCCGAGCTGAGCGAGGCCGTGCAGGCTGCGGTGACGGCGCATACGCCCGGCCGCATGCTGGTGCCGATCAGCAACTGGGCGGCATTTGGCGGCAGCAAAGAAGTGATCATTTGGTTGCCGATTGACATGATTGCGCAGACCATCACGGCGCTGGTCGCGCTCAGGAAGCAGGTGATTGAGGATATTTACCAGATCATGGGTCTGGCCGACATTATGCGCGGCGCGACCGATCCGAACGAGACGCTGGGCGCGCAGCAGATGAAGGGCGAGTACGGCGGCAAGCGCATCAAGGACAAGCAGAACGAGCTGGTGCGGCTGGCGCGCGATCTGGTCGAGATCACGATCGAGGTGATGTTCGATGAGTTCGAGGACACCACCATTGTCGAGATGAGCCAGACCGACCTGCCGACGCAGGCGATGGTGCGCGAGAAAATCATGGAGGTGCAGCGCCAGCTCAACATGCAGAAGCAGCAGGCGGAGATGCTGAAGGCCAACCCGCAGGTTCAGCAGATGGCGACGCAGAACCCGGAGCAGGCGCAGCAGATCATGCAGCAGATGGAGAAGGCGCAGGAGGCTGGCGCGCAGACCATCAACCAGCTGGCGGAGAAGCCGACGATCGAGCAGGTGCTAAAGTTCCTGCGTGACACCCGCGGCCGCACGTTCGTGCTCGACATCGAGACCGACTCAACGATCCAGACCGACGAGAACGCCGAGAAGCAGCGGCGGACCGAGTTCGTCGGCGTGCTGTCGACGCTGCTGCCGCAGCTGGCGCAGATGATTGCGGGCGAGCCGAAGACTGCGCCGTTCTGCGGTGAGCTGCTGAAGTTCTCACTGGCTCCATTTCGTGCCGGGCGCAGCCTGTCGGGGGCGGTCGACGAGCTGGTCGAGCTGATGAAGCAGAAGGGCGCGCAGCCGCCGCCCAATCCGGAGGCCGAGAAGCTCAAGCTCATGAAGGACATCGAGATGGCCAAGATTGAGCAGAAGAAGCAGAGCGATATGGCCGAGCTGAAGGTGAAACAGGACGAGCTGGTGCAGAAGGATAAGCAGCATCAGCAGAAGCTCGCCAACGATCGCGCGATCGCCGGGATGGGTGCGCGCGACAAGCAGCAGGAGCTGGCGGGCAAGCAGCAGATCCAGAACGAGAAGCTGATGCAGAACCGCGAAAGCCATCAGGCGCACGTCATCGAGAAGACGCAGGACATGGAGCTGGCGCGGCAAAAGGCGCAAATTGGCGTGCAGCAGGCCAACCTGAAGCAGACCGACATGGCGCAGCGCAGCGCCGAGCGTGCCGCGCAGCATCAATTCAAGATGAGCCAGCCGCCGGGAGGTGGCCGCGCATGATGCTGTTTCCGAAAGACGAACAGTCCAGTCAGGACGTCGGCGATCTGGAACAGTTTCTGAGCGGCGGTATCGATCGCGGCTACGTCGTTCGTGACAAGAGCAAGCCGACGGCGTGGAAGGACTACGACGACGCGGCGCTGCAAAAGCTGATCGCCCCTGACACGGGGATGGCCTACGGTACGACGACGCCGCAGGAGGCGCTGTATACCGAAAAAGCGGTCGCCGACGCAGCCCGTGATTGGTACGTACCGAGCACGACGTGGGGCGGGGGCATGCAGCTGGCCGGTGCGGCGGCATTGTCTAACGTGCATCC